TAGAGGTTACCGATAACACCAGTCTCGGTGGGCTTGCCAGTTACGAAGTCCGTAGACACGTAGCCGGGGATACCCAGCAGCTCGTTCTTCAGAGCAGGAGAGATAACGAAGCGACGATCAGTCATCGGTACGTCGTTGTCGTCCAAGATCTGAATAGCAGCGCGGAAGCCAGCGTCCGTGAACGCAGCGTCAGCAGTACCGCCAGCAGTAGCCAAGCCACCACCATTGAACTCTCGCTGAGCCGTGAAGTTAGCACCTTCGGCAAGGAGGTCAGTATCAACCTGCTTAGCCAGAGCGTAACCTGCGTCTTCGGTGTAGAACTTACGCAGAGAGGTCAGAGCCTGAACGTCGGTGATGTCTTCGATCAGTACGCTGTACTCAAAGTGGTTGTCTACAACAATGACCAGCTCGCTGTTGGCGGGAGCGTTCAGAGTTACCTGAGTCTCTGCTACCTTAGGGTTTACTGAGCCACGGCTGGGCTTCGGGATGTGAACGGTATCGCCCTTCTTGCCGACCATAGACATGGCGCGAACAAGCGGCTTCATTACCAAGTGGTTTTCGTAAACAGCGATGATCTCATCCGACCAAATCTCGGGGATGAAAACGTCAGCTGTACCGGAGGCTACGCCTGAGCCGGTTACGTGGTTAGTTCCAAGTGCCATAACAAGTATCCTTTACTTGACGCGGCCTTCGGCATATGCAGCCATGATTTCGTCCTGCATAGCTTCGTACCGCTTTGGGTTAGTACGATGAAGTTCTATAAGATCAGTTCGTCGGTATACCTTTCGGGCGGGTGTGCCCGGAGCGGCGGCCCGTGAACTGCCAGTGGAAGCCTTTTTAACGGCTGCCTTCTGTGCTACCTTCTCGACCTTCTGCACCGTAGCGGCGGCTCCACGCGTCTCCTTGTACAGCGTCAGCAGTTCGTTCGCAGCGCCGAAGTCGTAATTGGCACTAGCGTGGTCATGCATCTGCTTGCGGTAGGGAGACTTGCTCACCCACTGCTGGAAGCCATCAGAACCGATGATCTCCTGCATGTCGGGGTGTGCTGCCTGTAGCCTAGTGAGCGCCTCAGTCTTACCCATCTGTGCGGCGATGGCTTCAGCCTGCCGTACTCTGGGGTCGTTGGCGATCTTTCGCTCAATGTATCGGTCGGGATCGGAGTAGAAGTCAATCGGATCTTCAGCTTCTACGGGGTCCGGTGTGGCTGTCTGCTGGGCCTTGATGCTGTTCTGAACCATGTCATCGAAAGCACGTCGAAGTTCGCCAACTTCTTGGGATTGCTGCCCCAAACGTGTTTCGAGTTCGCGGTGCATCTTAGCGATCTCGGCTGCGGACTTACCTTGGTACTTCTCGGGCAGGTCGTTTTCTTCGTGCTGTTCGACTGGGGCTTCAGCTGCTTCGGGTGGGGCCTGCTCGGCTTCCATCACTTCCTTCTCAGCTTCAACCTCCGGGTCGATCAGATCGGAGAACTCGGTTGTCTGCGCGACTACTGTACCGTCGGTATCTATCAACTTCGCCATAATAACTCCTTATCCTTTTCAGGGGGGTTGGGTTATAGTAGGGCCTCGGCGTGAGGGTTGTCCTACCGTGATGACCCGCCGTGTCGAACGTGGTCACGTTCCCACTTGATGGCTGCGCCGGGGAATGCCCCAGTTACGCCCTCAAGCTGACACTTGACGGGGCTGATGATCGGCTTGGACTCAGACTGACAGATGCTACACCGGAATGCTTCATCACGCCGTCCAAACTGCTCATCAATGTTATCGCATGAAGTACAGCGGGAATCAAGAATCACTCGCATTCTTGCGGCTCCTTGATGCTGCTGGCTTCTTCTCTAACTCTTCGACTCTCCCTTCGAGCTTGGTGATTCGCTCTCGGCAGTCGGTGAGATACATTTCTAAGTTGGCTACCAGCTCATCGAACTGCTGCCTGTTCACTAGAGACATTCGATTATCCTCCTTGGGTCGATGGTCTATAGCTCTATTATAACATACTTTTGCTCAGGTGTCAATAGTTAGCTTGCAAACCGTCCCGACATGTGTTATACTCGGGGGCTTGGAGGCCATCTTGACGAACAGCTCTTGCTTCCGACAAGCCAGCTCGGTGGTGTGGACGCCATGCTTCACCAGTCCCCACTCGCCCGTAACGCTAAGCCACATCAAGGACCAGAGCGTCCACGTCATCACGTCAGCTTCTCCATCTTGACGACCCACTGGCGGGGGATCACGATCTCCGCGTCGCCCTGCTCGGGGTTGCCCTTTTCGTCAGGCAGATAGTGAGGGCAGAGGATCAGCTTCTCCTCGTCGTTTACCAGCAGGACACCGATGGAGACGGCGATAGCAACCGTGCCGCTCATCAGCTCCTCGATGTCACGCCAGCCTATGCGAGCGCCGCCCTCTGCGTCCTTCCATGTGACTCTGTATACGTCCACTACCGCTCCTTATTCAAAGTCAGTAAACAATTCGTACGCCTCGATAGAGGCCGTTAGGGTTGTTATGCTGCTGAGGTCGTCCCTGACCGTTATGCGTATTTCGTCGTTAGTTCGCCCATCCAGAATCAAAGACTCGGCATCGAACACTGAGTCGCTGCGGTAGATGGCGGTGCCTGAGATTGTCTCGGTGTTGGCCTCCAGCGTGGAGTTGGCGAGCTGCACCAGACGGAAGTTGTCCCGTATCACTTGGCTGTCTACCACCTGACCGCCTGAGCGGAGAGTGACCAGCAGCCCGTTGGTGAGCTGAGGCGCTCCAAAGAACTCGTCGAACTTTACCTTGGTCGAGCCGTTAGCGCCAGCGAGTCGCAGCTTCTGAATCTCCACCCGCTCCTGACCAGCAGGCGAGTACACGAAGTCTATCGTACCTGTAGCCGCTAGCCCCTGCATCACAATCTCGTCGAAGAAGGCGCGAGGGGCTTGCCCTTGGCCTTGATCTCTAAACCGTATCCGCACCTCGTCCCACGTCGTTGTAGTTACGTTGAAGTCGGCGAAGGGGATGGTACAGAGCTGCCAAGCGTTGAGGTTGGTTCTGTCTACGTACGCGCCCACCTTCAGGGTGTCGGACGCTAGTACGCCGTTGCTCCACAGCTCCAGCTCGATCTCCTTGACAGAGCCGCTGGTGGGCCACTGCGTCAGATAGATATACATGTCGAACGCAGAGAACTGGTTGGACTGGTAGTCTGTCCCGCTCGTCAGGCTCATCGTGTCGTTGTTACGTGCGTTGGCTCCTGAGAGGGAGCTACTGCCTGCGTACGCCTGAGTCGTGGAGGTGGTGTCCCAGCGGCCTGTACCGCTCAGGGCAGTGGCCGTAAACAGCGCGGAGTCACCTCCGTCGTAGATGCGGGTAGCGTCTGCAATAGCTGTATTGCCTTGCGTCAGCTCGGGATTACCTGCCTCGTCGGTGAGGAACGCCCGTACAGGCGTCCGAGATACTAGAGGTCTGTTGTAGGTGACGACACCGTTGGGCGTTAGCTCCCGCGCTCCTACGGAGGCGTGACGCTTGTCGTCCCCCGTGATGCGGGAGTTAATCATCCTGAGTATCCTTCACCAGATTGTGATACAACCACGTAGCCTACGGCTGCCTTGACGACGCCAGTAGTGCCTGTGCCTGTATAACGTACGCAAGCTCCGCGACCGGGGAGAAGAAGGGCAGAGCCTTCGATCTCGATGACCGTACCTGCGCTGGAGGCTGAGGGGTAGAACGCCTCGACCACTCCACCAGAGCTGACGGTGGGGTTGTCTTGCGTGGCTGATACGTTGGACAGGGTTGAAGCCCCTGCTGAGGCGTTGACCGGCAGGGCCAAGGAGCCGCCGCTGGTGTAGTCGCTGTCCACCTCAAGGGTGAAGTATTCGCCAGTGGAGGGCAGAGTGGCGTCCGTCAGTACCTGAATACTCACCCGCGTAATCACCACTACGTCGGTGGCGTTGTTGTTCACCAGATGCAGAGGGACTACTTCTCCGTTGGCCGGGGCGCAGGTGCCCACTGCACTGAACGACTTGTTGTAGTCCTTAGCGAGTAGGTGCGCGAACGGGATGTTGAATGAAGCCGTCAGCACTCTGTTGTCGTTATCAACACCGGCCAGCTTGCCGTTGCCTAATCCTGATTCGATAATCATTCTAGTCCGTCCTCTACGTCCTCATCCCGAACCGTTTGGTCTGACAGATGAGCTAGGTGTATGTTCATTATCTTGAGCTGCTTCACCACTTCGATCAGCAGGTCTTCCTGAGTTAAGTTCCCTTCAAGCTGCGTAGCCTCAAGCGCTACGTCGCCGAACAGGTTACGCAAGCCCACTTAGGCGTCCGTCTGGTCGTAGTAGACGTGGGTGATGAGTACCGCAGTGGCTGCTGAGGTTCCACTCGGGGGCGTCAGCTTGAAGCCGATGCTGGAGCCGAGGGGCAGACGACGCCCGAACGGGAACACCACGCGGCTCTCGGACTGCTTGATGGGCAGGGGAGCGCCGGTGCCTCCAGCGAACGTGTCGCCTTGGACGCCTTTGAAGTATTCTGCGTCGGGGGTCTTGGCGCTGCCGTGGTTGGAGTTGCTGATGCCAGCAGTGACAGCGTTGGTTTGGAGGTCGTTGGTCACGCCGTCGTCGGGGTTGCGTACGGCCTCGAATGTCCAGTCACCAGTGCCGCCTGTAGCGGTGCCCAGTACCAGTACGGCCCTATCCAGAACCAAGTCTTTGGCTCCGTTGTTCTTAATGTACAGGACGCCTGTCTCGGTGTCTGCGGTGAAGCTGACGGGGGTGGAGCCGATCTGCCAGCCCTCGCCCTCGCGGATTGCGTCATCCTCGGGGTCGATAACAGCCGCTTCTGCGCGTAGTCTTTGGTTAGGTGTGACAGCAGCTCGATAGCCCCGGCCACGTCCGTCAAGTATAATGCTCATGTTATCTCCTAGTGGTTAGGGTCGTTAAACCATACGGTGAAGCAGTCGCCTGTTTCGCCTAGTCCTGTCTGTACCCAGAGGTACTGATCCGTCTGCGCCTGCGGGGCATCCGGCCCCACGAACACGTCCTTAGTTGTTGTTGCCGTACCGCCTTGGTGGTAGTGGTTGACCTCTCCGCCACCAGCACCGCTAATCAGCGGGGCGTCTACCGTTACCTCCGTGCCGTCCGTGAGGACAAACACAAAGTCCCCATCGGCTGCGGTGTAGACATCAGCAATCCCGCGTCCATCTTCCCCGTCGTCTCCATCCTTACCTGCCGGGCCAGTGGGGCCTTCCGGTCCCCTCTCGCCCATCGGGCCTATCTTACCTTCTTGGCCCTGCGGTCCTTGGACTCCTGTCTCGCCGCGTTCTCCCTGCGGTCCTTCAGGCCCCTGCTGGCCCTCCGGCCCCGGCTGGCGGGACAGGCCCTGTAGGTCCAGCTGGAGCTTGCGGAGCAGGGCTAGGGTTGTTAGGTTGTCCACTGTTCATCTCCGTAAGTTGACGCATCAGCTCAGCTTCCGCCTTCGCTTTGCTCATATCCGCATCGCGGTCCTGTCGTCCCTGCAACTCCTGCTCGCGCAGCATCAGGTCGGCCAGACGCATACGCTTCTCGAAGTCGTGGTCGATCTCGCCGTCGTTGTTCGTGTCGCTGTACTTCAGCGTCAGCTCCTGCGGGTACAGCTGAGCCTCCATGTTGTACTTCTGGGCGCGGGCCTGAGACTCCATGGCGTTAGCCTGAAGCACTCCCACCTGCGCCTGCTTAACCTGAGCCTCTGCCTGCTGCGCCTGCTGTTGTGCCTGAGCCGCTGCGGGGTCTGGCTGCATACCCTGCTGGATGGCTTGGATCAGCTGCTCGCGGTTCGCCACGTTCATGTGGTCGATGATCGCTTCGAGGATGGGGCCGTGTGCAGGAGACTGCGGGCCTACCATCTGGAGCATCTGGGTCAGCTGGCTAACCTCGTACTCACGGGCCATAGCGCCCAGAGAGCTATAGGCTACGAAGCTGTAGTCCTTAACAGGGTATTGCTCAGGAGCAAACTGCATGTAACGCTTGGCAGTCTTCTCGACCAGCGGCACCAAGAAGTTCTCTTGGAAGTTCACGAGGGTACGCTTCTGGCGCTTCATCAGTGCGCCTTGGCTCATGGACTGACCAGCAGCCGTCACGTCGTTCTGTACCACACCTTCTTGTACGGCAGCGCCAGTCGCTTGGCTAACCATAGCCTGTAACGCAGCGCCCTGCTGGAAGCTAACAGCCGACAGCTCACCGAACTTGAAGGGCATCAGGGACTCGCCGGGGTTTCCGTTGGTCATAATCATACGACCGGGGCGTACTTCCAGCTTGTGTCCACGGGGGATGCGAGTAGCGTCTACAGCCATCATCGGGTGGGTCGTGAGGGCCAGAGCATCCTGACGTGCGCGTAGCTCAGTGTCCAGAGCCTTCTGGCTCATATAGCCCTTCTCGCATACGCCACGGCCCCAGAAGCTGTTGGGCACCAAGTCCCACTGGAACGCGACGATGGGACGGTCCTGACACATGTAGGGCGAGGGCATCGCCTTCAGACACGTACCTTCGTTACCGATGACGACAACCGCCTCAACGTAGTATCCGGGTTCTTCGAGGTCGTCTTCCGAAACACCTTCTGCGAGGAGGAGTTCTCGTGGCACCTTTCCGTAGTATTTGGTGAGACGGATCCGCTCTTTAGGAATCGAGGTGTTGGCCTGTTCGAACTCGATGTCTGAGTCTGCTGATGCATCGCCGACGTACTCCTGCTTGTAGACGCCGGACTCTTGTAGTTCCTCTACGTAGTGGCGGGAAACGAACTCGTCGATGGCGCATCCTAGCGCATCTTCGGGGCAGCGAGCTGCGGGGTCAATACGGAAGTTCTGAGGCTGGATCGGGTTGAGCTTTACGACAGGACGCCATGACTCCACAACGCCAGTCTCCGCAATGCCCATCTCGTTGGCGGGCTGCGTACTGGGCGCAAGGTAGCGCACTTCTTCTACCACGATCTCGCCAATGCCCGTACCGTATACGGCGGCGTTCAGAAGACACTCAGCCACTGACGTACGGGTCTTGGTGAACTGCATGTCCTCGTGCAGCTTGTTCCGCAAGAACACCATGTCGGCAGGGTTATCGTCGCCGAAGTTGTCCTTGATGTCGAAGATCTTGCCGCGACCGAAAGTAGACTCCTCGATCTCAGCTACGTTAGACTCGACGGCTTGTGCCAGTGCAGGGGCGATCAGGCGACTACGCTCTGACTTGCGCTCCGCATCTTCTGGCGACCATTCGTTGCGGTACAGCCGCATGTACTCTTCATGGCGTCGGCGGTAGTTGGCGTCGTAGTGGCTCTCCCAGTCACGGACCTTACCCATGACCCAGCCGACTAGATCCTGACCGAAGCCCAGCTCGTCGTCCCCAAAGATATTCTCATCACTCATTCTATGTCATCCAACTCATCTTGTGTAAGTCTTCTCGGGGTACGGCCTAATGAATCTATATACGCCTTGAACTCATTAAAGGGCATATGCCGTCCGTCCTTAATGATGACGGGGGTAGCCCGGCGGCCAGAGAGCTTCTCAACGAGCGCCCAGCCTGCTTCACCTGCTGGCAGCCTATGGTAGACGAACGGTACGTCTATGGCTGTCAGGTGCTTCTGTGTGAGCTTGCAAGTCCCACACCAATCCATCCCGTATATCTCTAAGCTCATATACACATTATACCATAGTTTAGTTGGTTTGTCAATACCCTGCTATAACATCCTCAGGTTCCCAGTCGTCCTGTACCTCCAGCGTCTGGTAGGGAACTATAGCCATCTGGTCGATGTATGCCAGCGCATCCAGCAAGTCATCGTGTACGAGCTGTGAGGGGAAGGCTGAGGCTTC